GATACCGTCATGCGTAACGTATAACGCTGGTGGAAAAGCCATGATGATGCCCAGAAACTACAAAACAACAACTGATAAATCAACAGACAATTGGTTCGGCGGTGGGTTTGTTCAGCGCACAAGATTACGAGCTGCATAAACTTTATATGAGAATAAAAATAAAGATACTTACTATTCTGATGATTTTGTCGAATCTTGCGCAAGCGTGCGAGTTGATAATTTCATAGAATTTCATAGGAGCTATGGTACAGGAGCAAGGGCATGGCAGCAATGACTAACGGTGAAGATACGTTTGACGCTATCAAAGAAATTGTCCGAAAAGGAAAGCTAGGAGAAGAGGATGTAAATCTTTTGCTCTTGGCTGGCCTTTCGGATTTGAACGATAAAATAGATGACAACAAACGCGCTGACGAAAAAGCGGACAAGACAAGAGATAGCAAACAAGAAATTGTCAACAACAAAGTCGACAAGATGTGGCTTGTTTACAAGATAAATATAGGGGTACTTATCTTTTTTGCGTCCGCTGTTGGAACTCTATTATTTTCGTTGCTAACGGATAAAATCACCATCGTCGCTACAGGGTAAAACTCGTTATTGTACAAGGGTAGACAATATGCTAGTATGTTTGTATGGGAAAAACAATAGATCGCAGAGACACATTGATTATCTGTTTATCAGATTTTCACTCCGGCGGCAGTACAGCACTATTCCCGCCTAAATTCTGGCAATTTCAGCATGTAAATCACACCCCGACAAAAAAACAAAAAGAAATATGGCGACACTTCGCAAAGTGCATAAAAGAAATCATCGCCACTAGAAACGGGAGGAGACTACTTGTATTTCACGACGGGGACGCGATAGATGGAGTGCATCATCACACGCCGCAAGTGGTGACACGAAGCAAGGATGAGCAGATTGAAATACATATCTGGCTTATGGATTACTTTCTGCGGGAAATAGGATTTGAAAAAGAGAATGGGGATAAGTTGTATTACATCACGGGCACAGAGATACACGTCAACGACGCTGAAAATATCATAGGCGACGACTTAGGCGCGGAGAAGAACGGGGACTTGCACGCATTCGACTTCCTCCCCATCGAAGTAAATGGACGCTTGCTGTGGCTTTACCATCAAGGCGCGACGGCTGGGAAAGGGGCAAACATCGGGAACGCTCTTAGAAACTCACTGAAAAACACATACTACGAAAATAAAGCGAATAATGCAAAAAACCCAGACATGATAGTAACGGGTCACGTTCACAAGCCAGCCTACGAAACATTTTCGATATTGGAAGGCGAGCGCGTCAACGTCGTACACGGAATCATTCTTCCGTCGTGGCAACGCAAGACGCGCTTTGCGTATAAGGTCGCACCGAGCGAGATAAACAAAATCGGCTTGGCGTGGTTTGGGATCACGGCAGAAGGCAATATATCAACGCCAGAGTTTCGGATTATGAAGGATAGCGACAGAAAGCCCGTGACAATCTAATTGCACATAGAGCGTGAATGTGCTAATATGATAATATGACTACGAATAAACAATAACTATTTTCAAAAGGAGAACAAATGGATCAATTTCAAGCGTTACTAGAAGCGTTTGCCGCTCTCGGTTTTGGCTGGCAAGGCTTGGTCATCATCGCCCTAATCTTAGGCGGCGTATACATTGCCCGCAAAGCAGGACTTGCGGCAACTGGAGACCAAGCGCGAATTGCAAACCTTCTGCTCGGCGCAGTGCTTGCGGGACTATCTGATAACCCACAGAGCGAGAGCGCATTGCTGGCCGTCCTATCGTCTACACTTTCAGCTTTAGCATACGAAGGCATCAAAGCGTTAGGAGACAGAAATACCAAACCTAACGCAGAAATATAATTACAGGAACTCCGCTAAAGATGCGGAAACAAAAAAAACTCCGTAGCTTTCCACTGGCTACGGAGTTTTTTTATTTACTCTACACGGGATTAGATTACTGTATTGGCTGTGTACTTAGTCGCAAGTCCACAATAACTCTCCGGGCTTTTTTCTCCGCAATTCCCGCAGATTTTATTCGGTATTACGTTTTGATGAAAATGAACGTCGTCATATCCGCGCCCTTCTTCCACTTCACCGCAATGCTCACACACATAAACGGCTGTAAAGTCTCTGCGGTGCTGGCTTACAATCTCTCGTATTTTCACAATTTACCTCCCAGCCAACTCAAGAAACACAGCCGCAATCGTGCATGAGACCGTCACGGAAATCGCAACGCATGTTATCAGAAGATCGAACGTTGAGACTCCTTCGCTCTCGCCGTCAATTATTTCGTTGAAGATAGATATATTTTCTTGCTCGCCTTCTATCTCTAACTTGTCACCCCTCTTCGTCGCTACACATCCGCACGCTTTCGCTGTCTCGCAAACTTTACCAACATCTGTATTGCAGATATAAATTTTCCTTATCATTTCGCTATCTCCTTATGCGTGAATTTCACATACATTCTCCTGCTGTTTTTTATCCGTAAATAAATCTTTCAGTGGATCACCTCCGTTGTTTATAAAAGTACCTACAGCCGACCAACTCGCAAAACCTTTTTCTCGAGCATACTTGTTGAGAGTTCGCCGCCGCTCTCTCGTGTAGCACAATCCAACTGTCTCTATCCCAAGAGCCTTACGGGCCTCCCGACCATTTTCAGTTTTCTTACTCGGCTTCACCCCTTTCTCCATATATGCGTAAACGTAAGAAACATTTATACCGTTATCGCCTAGGGTATCAGAAAACTTTTCGTACCCAGAACCGCCCCTAAGAGCCTGTAAGCGTTCTATGTTGTCGATGTTCGCCTTACACATCCTAAAGCCTCCTAGGGGCTATTATTTTACATAATAGGGCATCTAAAAATGGTTGCTATTCTATACTTTCCTATTTCGACAAATCTTTTGGGAATGTGGCCTTCGGGAGCGCAATGCTGACAACAGCTCTCCCAGGCTTTCTTTTACATCAGGCATTTATTTCTCCTTACCACTTGTGAACGCAAGAGGCGCCTAACGTAGTAATCACGGGCGCACTTTCTACCCGCTTTGAACTGGTTACAAATTGTTACCAGTTGCCGATTTCTCGAGCGCATTATTAGCGTCCCGTGGATTTGTGGTTAGGTGCGCTCTACGAATGCACAGCGACAATTGAAATGCTCTGGCGGAATGGAATAGACCTTTACGATATAAATCACGCCAAACATTTTCTTGAAAAGAATAACAGTATTGGGCATTTCAAAGCGGTCAATATATTTTTGCGATTTCACGAAAAACAATAAAAACCTTTGCCACAATGAGGCTATTTTTATCGGGTCTGAAAATACTTTTTTGCTCATAATTTAGCACCTAACTAAGTGATATGCGGAATGTACACCCGCATTTTAATAATGCGACATTCGACTAAAGTAACTTTATAGGTTCCTCGCCTTTTATAGCGTGCTGGGCTGCACTCTGCCGATCATCTGCGTTTTTACCGCTATACATTTTTCGCCATTTATAATATAGCTGTATTCGCTCCATACCAGCACTTGCGGGGTATCCCTGATGAGGGATTTCCAACAGAGACAACAGGGCTTTGGCGTGCGGTGCATTGTCAACAAATCCTTCATTAATAACCATCAACGGGGTTATATCAAGCTCGGAGCTTTCTGCGACGCATTGGTCGCTCTTCTCCTCATTCATGCGAAACTCATCGACGTGTTCTTGTTCGTCAAATACCGGCTCCGCATTCACGATGGGGATATTGACAGCTCCCGTTGAAGAGGGAAGCCTTATTATCGGGACAGATTCTTTTTCAAGATAAGCCAACGCTTTCTCTGCCCACCCTAAATCTATCATTATGTGGCAAAGGGAAAGGTCTTTTTTTGTCCTTCTGCCCTTGATGCGAACTGATTGATTTTCCCATCGCCTAAATAATTTCAGAGGGATATGGGATAAGATTTTACCTGTCTCTATTGCCTTTTGCTCTACACCCATAAGTTCATCGGTGAGCGAGTTTATGTCATAAATTGACTTTGTAACTAGCGTAAAAAACCCGAAGGTAAGCAGGTCTGGAATTACAACCCTCAGCCTCCCATAAGGCTCCATAAAAACGGGAACCATTTTTTGTTTTCTGTTCTTATAGCTATAGATAGGTTTTTCAATATCAACGCCATCTTTTACAAGGTCCTCGCCGCGAATATCCAACGGCATAAAGTTTTTGATTAAAACTTCGTCTGTGTCTGGGTCAACAAAGTATTTCCACAAAAGTCCAGTTTCGTCTGTTCCGCTGGCTGCGGCTACCATTCCGCCCTTCCTGTAGCACTCGTATTCATACGACCAGCAACGATCTAAATCATTAAATGGGAGTCGTATGTTTATTTCTGCTGGTTGCTCTCCATAAACAGACCTAAAAAGCTCTTTTTGATCTTCGGAGCCACCCTTGAAGGATACGCGGAAATAATCAAGATCGCGCCCGAACTGACCGTTCTCTGATTTTTCTGCACCTTTATGGATGCGCCCCAGTTCAACGAATCCCCTTTTTCCAATTCCAGGTATAGGCATTATTTTCTCCTTAGAAACCTAACTCTTTCAACGGGTCTCTTTTTGACTTTTCTTCTAATTGAAATAAATCCGGCATGTTTATTAAAACTTCTCTTTGCTCAAAGTGGGCGCGTTCGCACTGGAAGTTCGCGCTGCTGTTTTTTACCCTTCCTATAATCTCAACGTCCCCGTGTTCTGGGCACTCAACCCTGTAATTACCCTCATTGCCTCCATGCTGGAAAACAAGAGCCTCGAAGCAACACGGACAAGCGTAATCCCTCACTATCGTCTGGGCTTGCTCCCAAGTAAAACCAAGTTCACTTTCTGCGGGGAGGAAGTCGTTAGGGTCATAGTCACTGCTCATAAGCCTACCCTCGCCTTCTCGCTCAGGCGTAAGTCAGACATGTCGTCAAGGCGTGCATCTTGCTTGTCTTTTTCAATTTGATAAATCATCTCGTGAGCTTCGCAGCCTTCGCATGGCATAAGCTCGCACTCGCTATCTTTTTCTTTTCCGCAAAGGGTGGGGGAGATGGGCTGATCGGTTTTAGAATTTATGACCATCCCTTCAACTTCCAAAACGTCTACCTCTTCCGAGCACATAGGGCATCTCTGGAGCTCATTTATCAAATCAACATCTTCTTGGGCTAATTCTTTTCGGCTTGCTCTAGCCCCGCAAGATGTACATGTAATCGACTCAATTTCTTCTAGGATAAGTGCCTTCATCTTTACTTGCTCCTTTCGAGACTGCTCAGGTTCCTCGCCGCTCTCTTGCGACCTGATGGTTATTTCGGCGGGCAGTCCCGACCGTAAATGCTCTGGCTTAGAGACTTTGAGGGTTGCTCGTCGAAGGCTTATTGCTTCCCTCGCCAACGTCTTGGCTGGTCGCTACCCTTAGAATGTCCGCAATCGTGCTTGTTACGCGTGACGAGCTACCTTCAAAGTCTCTAAGTTGTAAATGTTCGTCTCTTACTCTTACAGCATCATTATACAGTATATTATAAATAAAAGCAAGTTATTGTGCAAAAATAGAGCAACTAACTGAACATTGAGACCTGAACAGACCCGTCTTCTGTATCAACTTCTTGGTTCTCTCGTTCATTTGACTCACTCCTGTCGCACTTCAAATAAGGCTGGCTGCAACATTTTTGCGCGCTTGGCTTTCAGCTTCGATTCGCCTTCTCTCATCGTCTTAGATGAGCATCTATGAGAACAATGACATCTCATTTTCCCAAGATACCCAAAATAATACCCTCCTCGCCAAGAGATTTTTTTATCGCAATCATCGCGGCAGCATATTTTTGTTTTCATTTGACGCACTCCTCGCATTGCGCTATAATTTTCTTGCCACAAATTGGTCGCCCCAATCGTCAGGTTTGCGGTTGCTCCTTACGCTCTTTTCTCTCCCGCTTTGGCTAGTTTTTCCAAAAACCCTCACGCTTCGAGGGTTTTTGGTTTAAGTGTCCAATCTCAGAATAGCGGCACAAGCGCACTGGCAACGCGCCTCTCTGAAATCTTTACATACTTTGCGCTCGTATCAATGCCGATAAAATAACGCCCCGTTTGCCTCGCCATTTTCAAGGTTGTTCCGCTTCCGCACATTGGGTCCAAAACTACATCGCCTTTGTTGCTCCAGCTAATGATATGATCGCGGGCTAAGGCTTCTGGGAACGGGGCGGGGTGGCGGTGTCTTTCGCCTGCTTGCGATGAGCTGTTTAGTTCCCAAACATTACCGCTTATTCTTTCTTTTTTTGTGTCTACTCTGTCAACGCCACTTCTTATTTTGCGACTTTTATCACCATGAACAATATGTTTTCGTCCTTTGCGTGTTTTCCCTTTTCCAAACCATTCGCAAGCCATCATAATAGGATTGAATGTCTTTGGTTTCTTTTTTGAAAACACGAACATATACTCAAATTCTTGCTCATATCTATTATGCGTAAGGGGTCCTGACCACCGGTAATAAATCATCGTATCGTGCAAATTGAATCCACGTTCTATAAAATATAATGCTTGCCTGAACGATGCCCCACTCTCACTCCCGTTAATAGTAGCGTCCCCAACAACCCAAACCACAACGCCGCCCCGCTTCGTCACCCTAAAAAGCTGCGCCGCTATCGCCTCAAAGCCAAAATGGTATCCTTCGTAATCTCTCAAGTTGTCGTAGGGTGGTGAGGTGACAGTAAGGTCTATGCACTCATCGGGAAAATCGGCCATGACTTTGGCGCAATCACCTGTATAGATTTTATCTCTCTTCACGGCAACATCCTTCTTCAATCATCCGATCCGCTTGTTTTTCGCTTTCTAATTTTTCACTAGGAGCAGGGAGATAAACAATATCGCCGTCGACCCTATGGGCGCTCATGCGAGAGACGAAGCCCGTTTCTTTTTCATATTCAATCGCTTTGAAAAAATCGGTAAAGATTTTATCCGTTTCAGTAATTGACAAATTTTGACAATCAGGATAGATCAATAGGATTGTCATGCGAAGTCTACCTTTCTTTTTGCGACATCGCTAAAGCTGACCGTACTCTTATTGAAAAACAATTCAGCTACACCAACCATCCCGCCGCGATGCTTTGGGATAAGCAATTCAGCTAAATTCACGCTAGAGTTTTCTTTGTAGTATTCATCCCTATAGATAAACCAGATATTATCTGCATCCTCTTCTATCGTCCCGCTATCTCTAAAATCTGATGGCATTGGCCGCTTATTTTCTCGCATCTCCAGCTTGCGGTTTAGTTGCGCTAATACTAAAATCGGGACCTCCAATTCACGCGCAATCGCTTTGAGTTCGCGGGATATGTAGCTGGTAGCTTCGTACTTGTTTGACGTTTTTATGTCTGGCTTCATAAGTTGCAAATAGTCAACGATAATCAAATCTATACCGTGAGTCATTTTCAATCTCTTGCATCTTGATTTTAATTGAATGGGGGTAAGTCCGGCAGCCTCGCCCATAAAAATATGCTCGTTTTCTAAACGACCCATTTCGTTATGAAGAATTGACCATTCATCGTCTCTTAGTCTACCCTCGATTAACCTTGTGTTTGGGATACCAGTTCTTTGAGAGAGCAATCTGAACACGTTTTCTTCATCGGACATTTCGAGCGAGAATATGGCAACTCTTTTCCCTTTTTGCGAAACATTATTCGCAATAGCAAGAGCAAGGGCAGACTTCCCCATTCCAGGGCGACCGCCAAGTACAGTAAAGGATGTTGATTTCAGTCCCCTCATAATTTTGTCAATATCAACAAAGCCAGTCTTGATGCCTAAATTCTTTTCTTCTATGTTTTCTATTCTGCTGTTCGCATCTATCTTGTCAAAAACTCTTCCCAAGACACTTTTTATCTTGACTGTTTCCCCACCAGCTTGTCGAGTTACCGCTTTTTCAATTTCGCTCGTAGAATCTCCGATCAAATCGTCTTTTGTTTTTTCTTCATCGCAAGCTAGGGTCGCTACATTGCTCGCGGCTTTAAGTAGCCCTCTCCGCAATGAATGCGCTTCAATTATCCGCCCGTAGGCTTCAATATGCAAAGATGTCGGTACTTGATTGACTAGCGATGTGAGATAAGCGGGGCCTCCAATCTCTGCGATCTGGCTCTTACGAGTAAGTTCTTCTGAAACAGTCAGAAGGTCTATTGGCGTGCGCGTTTCGTGGAGGTGGTTGAATGCGTCCCATACCCAGCGCAACCGGTGGATATAAAAATCTTCTGACTTCAAAAAGCTGGCTACGTCGTAATAGCTATCTGGATTTATAAAAACAGAGCCAACTGCAGCTTCTTCGGCTTCTCGGCTGTGCGGAATAGGGGGTGCTTCCGTGAAGTATTCGCCTTGATCTTGCATAATTCACGCTCCTCTTCTTGACTGCTTTGGATTTGGTATTCCTGAAATCCCATCTTCTTGATATGGCTTTAGTTCTGGGCGTGTCGCTTCTTTTTTCTCACTATCAGGGGGAGGGTTCGCCGCTTCAATCGCAAACCCCTGAACTGAGAACAAGTCTTTGACCATAAGGGGAATTGCAAGCATTGTTTCAACTGCGCTTTTCACATGCTCCGCTCTGACCCCGTGCGGCTTTGCCTCGTACATAGCTTTCAGAGCCTTACGATGCCCACCTTGGGATTTTTTATCGTAGGGGAGAATTATTTGTCTTGCCAGCATAAACGCCATTGCGAGAGGGTCAAGGTGCGGTTGCCCTTGACAGATAATCCAGGCGGCATTTTCAGCATCACGCCTAAATCGCTCTGCTTTTGCTTTTTCGTTATCCCCGACTAAACCCTCTGGAACATCTTGTCCTGAATAGATTGCCTCTTCGACTGTAGCAGGGACGCGCCTGGGCGGTTTTTGTTTTTTCGCCCCCGTTTTTGTAGTCTCTGTTGTAGTCTCTGTTAAGGATTGTTTGTTTTCAGACAATGGATTGTCTGTTTTCAGACAATGGTCATCTTCGTCTACGCTTGATTGTTCGTTTTCGGACAATCGGTTTACCCACTTCCCCCACTGGCACTCTAGCTCGGTCATATTTATTTTATAGTGGGTTGTTGGTGCTCCTGAAAACATGGCTTTTTTCGTTTCTACAATTCCAATGCCTTCTAGGTACATTCTCGCAGATCGAACGCTGTGACGCTTCAAGCAAAGCTCATCCTGAAACTCTGCGTCACTCTTAGCAATCCATCCGCTCATTCTTGACCGAGGTGTCCAGTAGAGCAATTGCTCAAACATGATAGCCACTTCAAGATGCCCCTCAAGAAAACCCACTACAGACCTATGCACGGTAATAACGTTGCGCTCTCCCGTCAATTGCAAAAGTGTTTTCAGAACTGTGTTTTTGCTCATTATCCACCATCCCATGTAACATAACCCTCTGTGGCCATATCGACTAACTCATCGTAGCGCATAGGGTGTAATGCGATTGCGAACCATAGCCACCAAATGCGGAACGTAGTAACTCCTTCCATCCTGAAAAATCCAGGTTTCCATTGAAAATGCCTGCTAACTTCAAGTGTCATAAACATTTCTCATTCTCCTTAGTTAGAATTTTTCCGATTTTTGGGTAAAAAAATAACCCGTCTTTTCACTAAGCCGTGACTGTGAGAACCCAGAAACGCGGGGGTCACAGCCTAGTGAAAAAAAAGGTTATATTTAGTTTGTTTCTACTCGCAAACGATTCTCACATCGCCTTGTTTCATTTCTTCGGCAGCCTCGCCGACTACCTACAGTCTAGCACAAAGCGTGTCCATTTACAAGTCGCGTAAAAGATTGCCTAGAACGGTATCGAGAATAAAGCGTCGTAGACGACACCTCTGAATAGCTTCGCTTTACTGTTGCACATAATAATCCCACCCAACACTCATAATTATCTCTTCAAACAGCTCGCTGCGATCTGTACACCAGTCCATTAGCGTTTCAAACTGTGCGTAGCTTGGATGTCTCTCATTTCCATCATTCCAAACATCATCTACGAAAAAACAAGCCTCCGCAAAATGAACGGAACAGAACGGAGCGTCTGCACTCTTTAGCTCTCGCATGGTATCTAAGTGGTCGCCAAATTCGCATGGATACCACTTCCCGCTCCATCCGATTATTCCGTTCTCTCCGTACCTGTGCGTCAGTGTCATCTCCTCACCTTCCTACAATCTAGGCAACGATAGCGCATCTTCTTTTTTCCGTTGATTGGTATCTCACTCGCCGCCCAACCTAGTGAGCGGACATACACAGTTAAGCGACCTTTTGTATACGGCTTATGCCCGACCGCGATGAGTTCACGGCGGCACTCATTGCATTCAATAGATACCGCGTGCTTTGGCTTCGTGAAGTTCATTTTACACTCCTTTACTGTGTAGCCTCCCCTATATAATACATCAAAACTGGCATAAAATCAAGCAATAGCTTGCATTTTATGTAAACCCGATGTATAATGCAGAAATACTAAACAAAAAGGGCTGTGGTGATTGCAGTATAGTCACTGATCGGCACGGTTGGAACACGACCAGCCTAACGGGTTCGATGCCCGTAACGGGTTCGATGCCCGTACAGTCCATTTTTCAAAAAGCAGTTTTATACAGCAAGAGTGCGGCATATCACCTAGTTCTACAGCTACTTGGAGAAAAGCATGAAAAGTAAAATGATAATGGCTTTTGAAGAAAAATATGGGTCACTTGAAGATCATGGCTCGAAAAATGAATATCTTGAACTGTTAGGTGCTTTTACCGTGGGCTGGCAATCTCACAGGAAGGCTGTAGAACAAGGCGTTGTAGCGGATGTAGGCACTTCGGAAGCTATCATCAAAGATGTTCATGATTTCATAATCGAAGAATTCTTTGAAGTATCGAGAGCTGAACTCGCCGACCTTGACCGCTTCCTTCGCGAACGCCTACACAGCTAAACTAAACGTTAGACCGCTATCATTCAGTGGCGGTCAAGGAGAAAAAATGAAAATAACAAAAAAAGAAATAAGAAGAGTTAGAAATATCACAAAGAAAAACGCTAACTCTGGGAAACAAGAGCCGCACAAGAAACCATCGTGGCTATATCGGGTCGCTATGGCAACAACAAAGCCTCCATACAATTTCAAGAAGCAGAAAGCTCGCCGCAAGATGGCGAAGGTAAGTCGCCGTCGCAATCGGTAGGCGGTCTAACTCCGCGTTAAGCTGATTTTTTGGTAAGCGCACGGTTTTTATTCTGTAGGCTGTAAACCAAAAAACAGCTTACGCATGTAAGTTAGGCATCTAGTCTAACGTCAAAATTATAGGAGAAAATTATGGAAGGCAAAAAGATAAAAGAAATCCCTGACAATCTTGCTGGGCTTGAAAAGCAAATAGCTGGTCTGTCTGAAACGGTGGGTGAATTAGTGTCCGCTCTTGTTACTGCCGCTTCGCAGGAAGTCGAAGAGAAGGTTGAGCAAGACAGCTCGCTAAAGTCGCATTCGTGCGAAATGGCTGAACAAATCCACGTTCTAGCTCATAAAGTTGGCGAAATAAACCATCGCGCCAAATCGTTGCATAACCGTTTGCAAATATAGGCAATGCCTAACAAATCGTGTGAGCGGAAAAAGGTATGCGGCGGCTTTTTACGTCTGTCGTCAAGAACACCTTTTCCGCTCCACTCGGCCGTTAGGCGCCAGGACTATCACATGAAAATTGCAAGAGTTTGGGCAATGCCAGCAGGAGATACATTTGATTGCAAACCTTTGGGGTCTATAGTCAAACGGTATCTTGGGCAATCTGAAACTAGCGTTGATCCATTCGCAAGAAATAAGCGATGGGCAACATATACAAATGATCTAAATCCTAATACAGCGGCAGAGTATCATTTAGACGCTCTTGATTTTCTCATATCATTGCAAAAGAAAAATGTCTTAGCCGATGTCGTAATCTTTGACCCGCCTTACTCTATTCGGCAAAGCAAACAAATTTATGAGAGTTTTGGCGCAAAGAAGTTTACACAAGCACAGGCGCAAAATGTGGGGCATTGGGGTAAAGAAAAAGCAGTGTGTTATTCATTGCTAAAAGTTGGTGGTTTTTTTCTTCACTTTGGCTGGTACTCTAACGGCATGGGAAAGAAGCGAAATAGCAGAATTGTAGAAATTTTATTAGTGGCACACGGTCGGGCGCACAACGATACTATCTGCACAGTTGAGCAAAAGGTGTCTCATCAACCCGTCCTAATGCCTAAAATAAAAAAGGAGATGCAATGAAGAACGTATCTATTTCTTTTGATAGGAAAAGAGCGAAACTTTTCACTGGTAGCCAATTGAGAGCGAGTGAAGTTGTCAATCTTAATAAAGAGCAGGTCATGTCAAGGCTGGCAAGCGCAAAGTATAAAAAAGATGAGCGTCTAATTGCGCTCTTAACGTTCGCTAAAAACAGAATGGTCTAGCATTGTGAATATGTGGACGTTTTTCTTAGTGATAGTTCTTGTACTCGCCGTCGTTCTCGGAATCAACGCAGTCGTTCCAAACCCTGTAGAAGAGGGGCGGGAGTACAGCTTGCGGACAAACGCTGATATAAGCAAAGCCGAAGCCGTAATATCTTTGAATAAGGCTGTGCAACTTAATATCTTAGAAGTCAAGGTCGCAGAAGAAGCGAAGAACGAGCAAATCGGAGCGCAGAAGGTAAGCATCTGGGCATCTGCATACGCTAAGGCGGCATCAAAGGTTGTGGGCGTTTTCGCCTTGAGCGGCTTGGCTCTAGGCCTGTTCATTGCCGCTGTTGGGTTTTCTTCTGCTTTCGCTCGCAAGGCTCATTTTGTGGCTGACTTAGTTTACCCAAATAAACAAATGCAACTGCCTGTTCAGAAGATGCACCTAATCTCTACGGACGGGTACAAGAGAGTATTCGCTTTTGATTATGGCTCGAAAGAGGTAATCATGCTGAACGCTGAAAACGAAGCGGATGCTCAAACCATCACGGCTATTGCGTCCAGTAGGACGACAGCGTTGTTAGCAACGGCGGCGGTACTCGCAAGCAAGAACGGTGTCAAGCAAGATTTCTCAACAATTGACCCTGAGCATATCGTAAAGCAATTAGTAGAAAACACAAGGAACTAATATGCAGCAAGAAGAGATATACGAAGAGAAACCAACTGAACAAAAAGCAAATATATACTTTGGATTAATTAGTGGCGTTGCCGTTCCACTTGCTATAGCGATTGCGTCTGGTGTACTTGCTGCCTTCGTTATCGCGCTTGTCGTCAACATAGCATCTGACTTCGTTACCGGTCTAGCTGGATACAACGCAAGTATCGCGTCGATTGCTGGCGCAATCGTAACTGGACTTGTGTGGTGGGGGGAGATTGGTCAGCGGCGCGTGAACATAAAAAACTCATTTATTCAATTGATTGAAATCGCTACGCAGCAAGAGATAAACGGCGGCGGCATCGGCGCATCTCCTGAGCCTGAAAAGCGCACAATTGTCTTTAGGGAAAAATCAGAAGACGGAATGCGTAGGCGAGATTACTCAACAGATATAACAGATGACGAGATTGTAATAATTTCAAAAAAAACCGTAGAGGGCGCGCGGTTCTCTATGACCGAATACGTCAAGGGTAGCAATAATATATTTACTGAAACACGCTTCAAGGAAATCAGGGAACAATTCATTGAGAGCAAATTTATAATCAAGGATTTTCCTAAGCAGATCAATTCCCCGTATAGTTGGACAAATAGGGGGTTTGAGGCGATGAGTGAAGAAGCTGTGTCGTAGCCTGCCACTTCCCCACCGACAGAGGACACACTTAGACCGTGCCGTTTTAGCCTGTAGGCAGGCACGCACGGCACAGGCACGGCACGAATAATAGGAGACAGACATGGATAAGGGTAAAAAGAAAACAGAAATTGATAAATGGGATAAAGTTTGGGTATACGTCTGTATAATTATTGATGTCTTATTTTTTGCGTATTTATGGGTACGTGGATTGTGAGCTTCACACTCTCGCAATTCCTCATTGTATCAGCGGCATTGTTTGCGGCGTACAACTTCGGTTTAGCAGGTGGATACCTAGAGGGGAGGGATTTCTCTTTCGGTGGGCTTTTGCTAGGAATTACCGTGAATCTAGTCGTCGCGGCAGCCGCTTCTAAATTCGGTAGCGTCACTGGTAAGAATAGGCGCAAACAGGCTACGACAGGTATTGTGTTATTGATGTCGATCTCGCCCATTTTATTATCATCCGTATTCTTTGAGATGCTTGGGGATGACTTCTATGAACCTCTTTTCCGCTGGGTGTGGTCTATCGCGTGGGCATCCGCGCCCGACTTGGCTATCTTCTTAGCGGGCGCGTCGAATGGAACGAAGGGGATTATTTCGCTGGACACAAAAATAACCATTCCTGCGCTTCGTCGGCCGGAAAGCAAGCCCACAAGCAATAAAAAAGTGGTTGCTGTAAAGGTAAAGACAAGTTCCAATAAGTCAAGAAAAAAGCCCGTCAAGAAAAAAGCAACTGCCAAGAAAGGAGCAACAAGTAAACAGCTTCTTGACGAGTGGCGTAAAGATGGTTTTGTTCTTGACAGCGCACTTGCTAAGAAATTTAATGTAAAACGTCAAGCAATTTGGGCAAGAAAAGACTCTATGAAGAAAAAAGGTCTCATAAAAATCGTTGACGGTGCGGTCGTTGTTCAGTAGTTACAATAACAGGAGCAATAGAACAAATGACAGACAATAAAAGAGCAGCACAAGGACGCGCAAACCTAAAGCGAGGAAAAAGAACGGAATTCGACACCCTCAGAGAGTTAGAGCTTTTGGGAATCTGTAATCCGAAGGAAATAGCAACGCCGTTCAAGGTGACAAGGGTATTGAAGAGCGGAATGATGCAGGGGTTTTTTGAAAAGAAAGTTACAGGTGACATCCGGGCAGAATTTCCGAACGGTATTTCCGTTTTAGCCGAAGTCAAAGCTACGTCTCCAGACAGCGAGAAAGAGGTCAAATTACCTTTTGGAAGATTAAAGCCTCATCAAAGAGAATCCTTGTCGGCACATCGAGGCTTGTCATTGCTAATATGGGTCCGAGAACGTCCATGGGGAACGGATTACTATATTATGCGGTGGGAAGATGTTTTAGGTAATGGTTTTCAGAAAGGCAGTCCGTTGTCGAACGGACAAGCGATTGCGCTAGACAAAAAAACAAGGGTTTATATAAAAGTGTTGGTGGCAAACGATATACGTTTAGCCTAAAAAATATAAAGGAGAAAACTATGGGTCGTAAAGCATTATTTAAGCCGTCTTTTACTTGCGAAGATTGCGGAAGCACAAAGCAGCACAATATCGAGTTTGACTTCGCCGCAATCATTGATCAGAGCAAAGATGGTCAGCAGCTTATCAGTATTAATGTCATTGGAAATATCATCTGCCGTGACTGTGAAAAAGAAACGGGAGTCAAAGGTTCATTGACAAAATTTGTCAGCGAAACCTCAATAAATCGGATTGAAAGGAGAGTCGATGCAATCAGGGATGATGTGGTTTGACGATAGCAAAAAAAGCTTGGCTGAAAAGATAAAGGCGGCGTCTGCGTATTATCGCAAGAAATACGGAACTTCTCCGGATACTTGCATGATCAATCCAAAGGCGTTAGATGACCCACTTAAGAAGGTTGGGCGCATTACCATCAAAGAGTCTCAGCATATTTTGACAAAGTGCTTATGGATAGGTAAAGGTAAATCAGAGAAGTAGTTGCATTTTCTTCCTCGCGTGATACAATCATATTATGAAGATGACTTGTTACGTTGAGTAAAATAAGTTTGCAAGGGCGGCGATAAAATGCGTCGTCCTTGTAAACTTTTTGTTTGTATGAAGGAGTAAAATGTGGCTGAAATAATCGTAACCGTCCCAGACGACAAGGTTATCCTTGTCAAAGACATGGTTTTATCGAGAATGAGCAATCCAGACCTGACAAACGCGGAGGTAGTAGGCTGGGTGGAAGCATACCTCGCGCAAACATTGCGCAGGCTTGTTCGTGACTACCAAAAAAGCAAATTTGATGAAACATTTATATTCGATGACCCCGTTTCCTAAAATACAAACATGACAATCACAGTAGGTACGCAGACCGATTTTACTCCAGATGCTAACGCCGCAAGCCCGCAGACACAAAGCGTTACGGTAGCTTCTGGGGTTGAGATGTTGGTCGTTTGCGTGACTATTTACGATACAAGCTCTACTGATGGCGTTGTCTCTGGCGTATCGTTTAATGCAACAGAAGATTTTACAGAGGGAACGCAGTATTATGACTCCGTTTGCGATGGTCACGTTTCTGTCTGGTATTTATTAAATCCAACCGCAACAACGGCGAACGTAAGTATTTCGTTCGGCGGTACAGTCACGGATTTCATGGCTTCTTCTGTTGAGGTCAATGGGACGCTTGGGTCTTTTGTTGTTGAATCGACAGGTACACCATCAACAGGGAATGGGTCCCCAGAAATAAGCTGGGTAACGGGTGTCACCAGCATTAGATTTGGGTCTATGCTATCAGATCAGTCTTCCGGATCAAAAATAACTGCTCTTTTTGGCACGGAGATATATATAGAAGACGTTGGGGGGGACACGGTCGGAGCTTCTTACAGCATTGTAGAAGCGGGAGCCATCGGGCTTACTTGGCACGATGTGGACGACGACGAAGATTGGGTTGCTGTTGGCATAGCTTTTGAGGAGGTATCAGCGGGTGAGAATGTCGCACTCTCCACCGCTTCACTCTCAGCCAGTGGACAGCTAACGACAATTGTTCCAGGCGCAGTCAGTAAAGCGCTCGACACCGCTCTGCTCAGCGCCGGTGCGCAAATACTCGATGTCGTGCCAGGCGCGGCGACTACTCCGTTGTCGACAGCCATAGCGAACGCAAACGGTCAAGCCGTAACTGTTATTCCAGGTGCGGTGTCCACCGCCCTAGCGACCGCGATAGCAACGGCGGCGGGACAGATCGTCACGATTGACGCGGGGGGAGTTTTAGAGGTAATCTTATCGACCGCGAATATCATAGCGAACGGTCAGGTCATTACCGTTGCGCCAGGTGAAGTTTCAAAGGCACTGAATACAGCATCTATAACGGCAGACGGAAAACTTGTAAGCGTTATTCCAGGTGCGGTATCAAAGGCTTTAGGTACAGCTTTGTTGACTGCGAACGGGCAACCTTTGACGGTTGTACCTGGTGAAGTGTCAAAAGGGCTGAATACCGCTTCACTTGTTGCGGGTGGTCAGGTTCTCGGAGTAGTGCCTGGGGAAGCAATAGCAGGGCTAGATACAGCTTCACTCGTGGCGAATGGGCAAGTTTTAAGTATCGCGCCTGGCTCCGTGAGCAAAGCTCTTGCTACAGCTTTGATAAACTCTAGCGGGCAGACGCTTGGCGTTGTGCCTGGGGCGGTGTCTAAGGGACTAAGTACAGCTATTCTGACAGCAAGCGGGCAATTGTTGGGTGTTGTACCAGGCGCAGTATCAACAAACCTGAACACAGCCGTTCTGACAGCGGACGGGCAGATCATCATCGTCAGCATAGGTGGCGCGCCTGTAAACGTAAATTTAGACACGGCTCTACTGAACGCAGATGGTCAAATAATCGCAATCATTCCAGGTGCGGCGAGTGTAAACTTATCGACCGCTTCGGCTACCGCAAGTGGACAGGCGACAGCTATCATTCCAGGTGCGGTTTCGATGGCGTTAGCTTCTGCCGCGATAAATGCAGTCGGGCAAGCCTTGACGCTTGTACCAGGCGCGGCGAATGTTTCACTGTCAACAGCCGTAACAGCCGCAAATGGTCAACAAGTCACAATTACCATCGGTTTCAATATCGAACTCGGCACGGCGACAGTCTCCGCGAATGGGCAGGTTATTGCAATTGTTCCAGGCGCAGTATCGACAGCAATGCAGACAGCAACCATCTCGGCGAATGGTATTCCTATTTCGTTTTTACAAGGTGGAGTATCGGTTGGATTGAATACGGCGGCTTTAGAGGCTGGTGGTCAGACTGTCCAAGTTCTACCAGGCGTATTCGTTGTTTCTCTTGAAACTGCGAGCGTTTTCGCAAACGGGCAACAAGTGGGTGTTGTACCGGGCGCAATTTCTGTTATGATAGATACAGCGGCACTAATTGCAAACGGTCAAGGAATTGACGTAAATTCACTCGCCGAAATTATCGCAATCGTAAAAGAATGGACTTTGAGAACGAGAAGTGCAAATCTTAACCTAGAAAATCGGAGCAATGATTTCGGCTTAGAAAACAGAAATGTAGACCTGAATCTAGCAGATCGAGAGACAGGACTTACTTTAGCCGAAAGATTATTGAACTGGAGCTTGAATAATGATGACAGATAAACCAAAAGAAGTAATCGAAGTCGGGCATGATCTAGGCGGGCTAAGCCTTCGCCGCAGATTATGCAAGGCGATTATCCTAACCATTGACGAAATGCCCAAAGATGTTGAGGGCAGACAAAGCGCGATAACTGAATATAAACGCCAATTGGCGAGTATTGATAAGAAAATTGAAGAAATAACGGGAACTCCCCCGCCTGTAACGGTAGGGTTGAAAACAGCTTCGCTTTCTGGCAAAGCTGGATTAGGATAAAAGGAGCTAGAAATGGCAGAAGGCGACGCAATTGTACTTAATAATTTCAAGGAGCAACTGCTCTTAAAGACAATC